CCGCTCATGCTAGTGCTGGTCTCCCTTGATCGTTAAGAGCCTGATTTATCATGCCGATAATATGCCCTCTGCGTGATTGCAGAAGATCATCAAAGCCAGCAGTGTCGTTGGCTATAATTTGAAAGGTTACATTGGCTGTCTTGCCGCCATCTTGCCCCTTTGTATGATCTACAACAGTCTCATTAGGATGAAGGATTGCAGGGAATCCGCCCTTGCCATCTACACCACCTGATCTTGAGCCTGATCCTGTGAATCCACCGCCCTCGAATGAGGCTATGGCTTGTCCTACCGCTGCTGTAGCCATCATCCCCGCTGAAGCTGGAATAGCGTTAGCGCCTGCTGTTGCAAGAGACACTAGACTCGCTGCTGGCGCGTAAGCTGTTGCAATAGTTGCTCCTGTAGCTGTAGCTTCTACTGCTGCCGTCTTATTGAAGAGTTTAGACATCGCCCAGTTGATAGCCATTTGTACGCCCATCTTTACGAGGCTACTGATTACCGTATGGAGAATTGTCTTACCTAAATTCTGAAACATCTCTTTGGCATTCTTCCCGTAAACCACCACGTCTGCTACTGCTCTTCCCATACCAGAGGCTAGCGATCCATTTGCACCAAAAATTCCTTCAATGTCATCTTTCAAAGTCTCCAATTCCAGTCTATCAGGAAGGGAGTCAAATACTTCAGCTTGTAGATCACGAATTTGTTCTAAAGATAGCCCGTACTTCTCGCCAAATGCAGCAATCGCTTCAAGCAGAGGTGCAGTTTTTTCTAAGGTAGCCGCTTGCGTAGCGTATTCAGGGTTAAGCATCCTGATTGTATGCAAAAGTGCGCGTTCTGCTTTTGTGCGTTCTAGGAGGAGCTCCCTAGCGGTTTTAGTTTTCTCGTTAGCTTTCTCAGCGGTATCAGCAACCGCACCCATCGGAATTAGTAAGCCCGTTAATGTAGTGCGCAGATCACTAAAATCAAGCTGAGACATCTCCATACCAAGTGTCTCAGCAATAGCTAATTCAGCCCCGTACTCTTTAATCTGTTTTGCGGCCAACTTCATCAGCTCGGTTTGATCGTCGGTTGCAGAAGCTAATCTTTGTTGAGCATCGACTAGATCGTTAGTAATTTCTTCAATCGTTCTAATACCCCCTGCCCACGCTGGAGTTATCGTATTCAGATTCTGCACAAAACGGATCATACCATTGCCGATCATTTCAAAGGAATTAAGAATTGAAATTCCCGCCTGTATGACAGCATTGGCCATAACAGTGGCTACCTTCCCGATACCCCCCTCCTCATCAATCTTCATTTCGATCCATGCGCGAATATTATCGGTAAGGATTTTAATAGCAGGTGCAAGTTCTGCTATGGCACGAGTAAAGGAGGCGCTTATATAACTTGTAAGACGCGTTATAGCATCATTCGCTGCCTCTACACCTTTGGCAGTTTTCTCACTCATTACAAGGCCGAGAGCTTCCGCCTCCTCCCACTGCTCTCGCATAGCGACAGAACCTTGCTGGAGCATGTTAATCATCTTACCGCCACGCGCACCGAATAAGCGATAAGCGAGTTCAGCTTGTTCTGTCTTGTTAGTGACGTTAGCTGTTATATCTGCAAACTCTGCCATAACATCAGTTACGCTTCGCAGATCACCATCTACATCTTTTGCGGCAACACCATACTTCTCAAATATATCTTTTGCTTCACCTGTACCGCGTGCCACATCGGCTATATTGATTGCTAACTTCTGGACAGCTTTATCAAGAGCCGTTGCCTCCAGCCCTGCCAGACTGCCAGCATGGCGCATCTTCTGTAAATCTTCGACAGATAAGCCAATCGCTCGGGACATCTTAGTCATTGCATCTGTAGCATTGAGCGAACGCTTAACTAGATAACCAATGGTGGCTACTACGCCTAGCGATATACCCCCGAACTTAGCAAGACTCTTACCAACATTTCCAACAGCACCAGCCGCCTTTTTAGCAGCTCCGCCAATTGAACGAATTGCTTTTACGGCTTTCTTTGCCCCTGCAATTGCTTTGGTAGGGTCTAGCTTTATTCCGAGTACTGCTAAACTAGTTGCCATTGTTCTCGCCTTTCAGTTCAAAATAAGCCGCCCACAAAGTAAGTTCGGCTGTTGAGAAATTCATCACTTCTGTAATGGATTTCTGTAGACGATCAGCCAACTGGCAGTAAAAAAGCAAAGCGTTATCCGCTTTTAAGGCTTTTTTGCATCGTCTGCCGTTGGCTCCTCATCTGCCATGCGCTCTACGATCCCGCTAACTACTTCAGGATCATATCTGCGCATCATCTCTTTTAACTCAACGGCTCGCCAAATAGGTTTACCGTTTTCATCCAACGCTCTCATTATCAGGGACATGTAAACAGACTCAATCTGTTTGTCCTGAGAATAAAGTTTATAAATCTGGGTCTGTTGATTCCCTGTGATAGCACTCTTATAATAGATCGTACTATCCCACTCGGGGATCTCAAGGGATAACAACTCTCCAGATAATTTATCTCTGAAATGGGCTTCAGCGTTTTCCTTGATACCCATTATACTATACAGTAGCCCAAGTAACAGCGCCAGTAGCTTCAAAACTAAAGGAGGCTTCATTCATTCCGTCAAAGGAACCAGTCTTATCTGCTGTAGTAATGAGAGCTGTACAAGAAGCGTATGTATCGCCTGATGTTGCTCCCTCTGGGTATAAATTTAATGTGACGGATGCTCCAACAGTCATTGCGCCCTGTCCGCTGGTATCAGTCTCATCCCAGAAACAATTCACTGAACCTGAAGCGCTGGTAAGGCCAACCTTCTTAGTTCGAGCAGAATCGCCCATAGTAGTATCTTCAATAGTGTCGGCTGATTCAGACAAACTCCAGTCCTTTACCTCAGCAACAGTATTCGCTCCAACTTTTACGACTCCTTCCGAGCCAGCGTGATTAGCCATTGTCAATTACCTCATCTGTTTTGGTTGCGGCCTTTTTCCCTTTCGGGGCTTTCTTCTCAGATGGTTCTATCCATCCAAAATTCTTCATGTTCTCAATTTGTGAAGGATGGCAATCCACCTCTCCGCCATCTGGGTGTACTAATTTCATTACTCATCTCTCCAATAAGGAATGGATACATTTAACTGATACCATTCTTGATTAAAACCAACATTAGTTATACTAGCATTCCTGCATACCACATCATTAAAGCTAGTATCTTCAAACACGCCTGCTAATGTATCTGCATAGCCTCTTAAGGTATTCGATCCTTGATTCTTTGGGGCAAACAACTGGAGAATAATAACGCCAGCATGTCTCTTCTTGCCTTCTAGTGCCCTGTATCCAGAATCCCCATTAAGGATATTCAGTCTTATCCATGCTGCATTATCTGGCGGATCAAAATCTACATTATCATAAGCAATAGTTGTGGTTGCCCAGTTTGCACTTAGTCTTCCCTCAATACTTGCTCTCTCGCTAGCCCATGACATTACTTGATGCTAGCCTCCATCTCTGACACTGTAACATCCACCATTCCGATAGGTGCTTGCGTACTGTGCCCATTTTCCAAAGCCTGGATATAGGGAAGATGGTTAGTTATGTAAAGCACTTTCTTGCCATCCCCTTTCTTTAATGTTGGGTGTTTAGTACGAGTTTCTTCTGTAACCACTGTGTCCATCTTTCCTGCGCCAAGATTCCAGTTACCTTTTGCCCTGCCAGTATCAACAGGAGTCTTCTTAGTCACTGCATCATAAGCATCTAACGCCAATTTTCTAACTATTACATCTAACTGCAAACCAGTTTGCTTGCTAAACTTTTTTAGATCGGCATTAAAACTAGCTACTGACACGGAGTTGTACCACCCATGTTGCGTTAGCTGAATCCTGCATAACATTAACGACTGACCAATCTTTGCTAACGTGAGTAATTAAATCATTAACATCAGGAGTTCCAGTTAAATCGGCTTGCAAAAAAGTGGCTTTCAAATCTGTAGCTTTAATCGCATTACCATCTACTTCCCCTCCTGAAAAACTTTCCAATAAAACTTTAATGCTTGTGCTTGTACTACTACTTGTTACAGCTCCAGTGCCTGTATTGTACGCGCTAGGCACGACAGCTTTATAAGTTACCGTTGACCACAGATCCAGAGTGGCGGTTTTTGCGCTAGCAACTGCATTCTGAATTGTAGTCTGTAATCCCATTAACTTCTCACTACCGCTACTGTACCGAATTTGGATCTAGCATGGACTGTTCCCCAACCTCTGAGCATCTCTCTAACTATACTAGGTAGCACATCTGCTGTGTCTGTCTTATCGAATGTTAAATCAATTGCTCCGACACCTAAACTAGCAATACCCTTTCCATCCGCATCACCAGTTCTATCACTAGCAATTAAGTACTTAGCAAATTCTGCTGTGGCATTTGTGACTGCTGTTGGAATTTCTGTAGTCTCTACTGCATAACCGTCTGGGGTTGTAACTAAACCGCGAGGCCACCTTAATGCTTGTGCATCTGTGTTCTTAGAACCGACCCAATCAATCCGCTCATCAAGTAAGCGAGTAGCCATCTTTAGGGCTTTCTCTTTATTTGCTGCGATTGCGCCCGTCCAGTCAGTGACATTCAGATTGGTGCCGTGATAGGTATCAGCATCAGCTACGCTTATGTAACTGTCTGAGCTTGCCCCACCAATTGTTGCATCAAGAGCCATTATTTGTAACCTTGATCTCTAAATTTTTCCACGTTGTTCTTGTGGACGTTGGCTTTTACGCCAGCAGAATTCGTCATCTCAACAAATTCTGATTGTTTTTTAGCACGTTTTTTAGATGCGACCTTCTTTTTTATCTCTTCTGCCATCTTGAGTAATCTCCTTAGCATTTCATGGTAGCAGGGAACCGAAGTCCCCTGCCATTCACTTTAGCCCATGACAAGAGCGATGTTGTCAGGCTTCCAAGCCTTAACGCCCCATGCTGCAGCAACCTCAACCATCTGCTTACGATATCCCTTATAAACACGGATTTCGAAGATCAGACCAGAATGAGGATCTTGCACCATCATCATGTCACTAGCAGCATCACCGTCTGGAGTGGCTGGCGCACGAATCGCAAGCTCTACAGCTGACTGATGGAATAGTACGTTTGGAGTGTAGCTAGCACCCACCGCAATAGTCTCATTGTCTGCAAT